GCTCCGCTTGACACGTCGTGAATCATCACTGTCGCATACGGGTCACAGTATCTCATGCCCTTGGTGCCGAATGTCGAGAAGATTGCCCCACATGACATAGCCTTACCTTGAATGATCATGGCGACTGGCAGCTTAGAACTACGCACGTCTGAGATCATAGACATAAGACTGTACACTGCGCCACCATAACTATCGATAACGATAGGAATGATTGGCTGACCAGTGTTGTGAGCCTTCGTCATTTGTTCTGTGAAAGCTTTAGCTGTAGTCTCGTTGAAGTTTCTCACTCTGATGACAACCGGGAAGTTGTCTCGGAGATCGTAGTCTTTTAACAGAGGACTAACGTTAATAATATGTTTCATGCTTACCCCAATAGTCTAAAGTTGTGGTGAATCGAGCGCGTGCTGAATCCCCACTTAGGATCGTAGTCCAGCTTCGCCATGTACGGGCGATTAATCTGAACGTTGTCACCTCGCTCGGGCTTGACACCCCAGCACTTGATCTTGGTTGTCTTGTTAGACGAGTCGATGACTTCGACAATCCAATAGATCTTACCGTGCTTAGTCTTGCGCGGAACGATCTTACGCGGAACGAACCATGCAACCTGCAGGTCAGGATCAAACTCGCCAAGCGGAGGGACGAACCTCTCTTCCAATCGTTGACGTACGCGCTCGCTGAGAACCAAGTCGAAGGGGAACACGCCGGTAAGGTCAACCTGATACTGGATCAGTTCTTCCTCGGTGAACACGCCCTCGTCAGCGTACGCTTCGATGTTCTCCAAGAACCGCTTCTTGTTCTTGGGTCGGTCTACTGCGACACAAGACCAGAAGTGCTTGAGTCCCGTGAACCTCTCATCCATCAGACTGTTCAGAGCCTGACAACGAATAAGAACATCGAGTGCCTTCTTGTTCAACTTTGAATACGTGATGTTCTCGTTGAACAGAAACTCCTCAACGTTATTAAATGGACGGTTGGCAATCACCTGTGCGATAGCTGCCTCGCCCAAGCCCTTGACCGAAGTGAGCGGCTGAATAAGCGTCTGCCCATCCTCGCTGATTTCCCAGACCGTACCCGACTTGTTAATATCAAGCGGCGCAATCTCAAAACCATAGTTCTTAGCGACGTTGATTGCCTTTTCCTTTCGAGACTCTGGCTCTTTGTCCAAGAAGGACGCCAGCCACTCGGCGGGATAGTAATTCATCAGCCACGCGCACTGAAACGAGAGGACCGAGTACGACACTGCATGTGACTTATTGAAGCCATAACCAGAAAAGTACTCAAAAGTATCCCACAATCTCTCAGCGTCTGCGAGCTTGATGCCCTTCTCTTGGCAACCTTCAACAAACTTTTTATGAATAAGCGCTTTCTTATCATTCTTACCTGTTCCCTTCTTAGTAAGTAGCTTGCGAAGCAAGTTACCTTCATCAAGGGTCAAATCCTTGCCCAGCTTGTGAGCCAAGATCGCAATCTGCTCTTGGAAGATCAGGAACCCGTAAGTCTCCTGAGTGACCTCTTCCACGATTGGGTGAAGATACTTGACATACTGTGGAGCCTGCTTCGCCTCCACATAATCCTTATCAACACCGGCACTCAATGGACCGGGACGAAAGATGGAAGTGATGGCTGAGATATCAATAATGCTCGATGGCTTAGCGCGAACACAGAACTCTTGTGCTCCGTTCTCGGTGAACTGAAACACTCCTCCCCACTTGCCAGCATGAAAGACGTTTGTATACACGTCCTGATCATCGAAGTCAATCGCGTCTGGGTGAAGGTTATTGTTGTAGAAGTCTCGTACCTGTTCAAAAGTCGGATCCTCAACGCCGTGGTGTCGCTGAAGAATATGACGAATAGCGCCGTCGATCATTCTCAGGGTAGACAGCCCAAGGATATCAAATTTAATGAAACCCATGGGTTCAAGATGTCGAACGTTCTGCCCCTCTGACCATGGCGTTTGCCGAACGCCGCCTGAATTAATCAGCGGCATGTACTGGTCAAGGTTCTCGGCAACCACGACGCCACCAGCGTGACGCGAGCAAGAGCGAGTCTGCCCATACAATGCGTTAACGTGTGTCTTGACGTGCGGATACTTGTTCAGGAATGCCTGCAAGGTTCCGCTAAACTCCATCACCTCTTCAAAGGTGGGCACATACACGCCCGCCTTGATGCCGTGGCGTTGCTTCGCTGGACCTGTAGCCTCAAACATCATCGTACTGGTAACTGCGTTCACCTCTGTAAACTCAATGCCATAAAACTTGGAAATATCTTTGATGAGCGACTTAAGTTGCAATGTATTCCAGTTAGAAATAGGAGCAACAGTATCCTCACCCCACTGTTCGATGAGTTCTTCCTTGAGCACCATCGGGTCAGACACATCGTAATCAATATCTGGATAGTCCGTGGCGTCAGAGCGCAGGAAACGCGAGAACAGTAGACCATACTTAATAGGATCAATCTGTGTGATGCCCAAAGCGTATGCCACCAGCGAGCCTGCAGCCGAACCTCGACCGGGACCAGCTAGCATCTTCTCCGTAGCCTTGTCAGCGATAGCCTTCATGGTCAGGAAATATTTGCTGAACCCTCTGTCATCAATGACCTGCAACTCTCGCTTGAGCCGATCACGATACTCTTCGTTGTCCACGAAGCCAAGGGTTTTCAGACCTTCCAGCGAATATTGAATCAGCGCTTCGGTCGCGGTATGTCCTGCTGGTACCACAAAGTCCGGTAGGCGAACGGTGTTGTCTGGAAAGAACGACTCAACCCTGTCATGAGCGATGTTATGCCCATTCTTAATCGAGCCAAGAACCAGATCATCATCATACTCAGCCCCAGCATCAGTAGAATACTTCCGATACGACTCCCACATCTGATCGCCGTTCTTGGGGTATAGTTCATAGCCGATCTCCTCTACATCAATAGGTAGTTCGTTACTCTCATAGTCAGGCTTGGACTTGCCAAGCCAACCAAGTCGCTTATACAACTCGCGGTCCTTCCATGCGGTAGGGCTCGGGTAGTGACTGTCTGCCGTGGAGACTAGCTCAATACCAAACTCATGATGCATTTCAATGATGCACTGGTTCAGTTGGTGCTGCTCGGGAACATTGTTCCACTGCAACTCCCCATACCAGCGGTCACCAAAGATAGACTGCATCCGGCGCGTGGTCGTACGCATACGTTCAAGGCACTCGTCCCTGTCGAATGTACGGTTGCCATCCTCGTCAGTCTCCCAGCTATGCCAGAAGTCTTGAGCGTATACGCCGCCCAAGCAAGCGGAGGATGCAATGATGCCCTCCGAATATTTCTCAAGCAGAGCATAGTCCATTCGCGGATAGCGATAGAAATTCTCAGGCTGATAGCTTTCGGAGATGAGTTTGAAAAGGTTATTAAGTCCCGTCTGGTTCTGTGCAACCAAGACAAGGTGAGCGCGACGGCGAAGTACATCCTTCACTGCCTTCTTACTAGCATCCTCGTCCTCAATCGTAGTACCCGACTGAGACTCTGCCTTCTTGTTCTTTACCTTGGCTCTGGCTTCTTCATAGTCCGTTCGCCAGTCTTCGATGGAGGGAATGAAGTATGCTTCGACGCCGTAGATTGGCTTAAATTCTTTTCCCTCGGCTTGCATCTTCTTAGCATGAAGTACCTGATGGGCAAGCCCATTCATATTCCCATGGTCTGTCAGCGCCAAAGCAGTGCAGCCATTTTGATATGCAAAGTCCATGTGCTCTTGGGGGTACCCAATCGCATCGAAGATCGAACCTGCAACACTGTGAGCGTGTAGGTTTACGAACGGAATCTCGGAAGAAACGCGAGTTGTCATGTACGGCTATGCCTCGTCAATGATGTTGTCAACGAGACGAACGAAGTCGGTAGGACCGAGATCATTACCTGCGGCACTCTCTTGAATGACGTGATAGCGCAGACCGCCTAGGCGACGTTGAATCTGGTTAATGCGACCAGCAAGGATATCGACCTTGCTCTTGAGTTGTTCGTTCTCAGACTTAAGCTGAGTTGGTGTTGGTTTAGTGGGCATTTTATTCTCCTTGTTAAATGTCTATGCCTATAGGATTGAGTTTTGAGACTGGTAATAAGTAGTCTGGGCGCTCAATATGCTGTGCCTCATCTGAGGCTAAAAACTTACGGTATTGATCCCAACTCTCTAAAGAGTGAAACCACGGGACTTCGACTTTATTAGCTTCCTCCATTATAGCAGATCCAAACACAATGTCAAGTGAAAAATGACGTGCGGAGTATCTTTTTTCTATCGGGAGCCTCTTGCTCGGGTATTTCTCCCCTTCCTTCGGGGCATACCAGCCGGCGGTGCCCTTCTCTCGTACGTCGCGGCGGAACATCTTGAAGTCCTCTCCGTCGAAGGTGAAGGGGAGCGGCTTGCCGTCGCGGATAGTCTTGCCTCGGTGTGATAGATAAAACCTGTTGTTTGATGAAATCTGCTTACGACTGGAACGCAAAAGTTGTGCGCTAAATATGCCAGTGGGAAAGGCTACAAAGAACCTGTCTGGAACAATCCATTTACTCATCCGACTAGAAATATGATAAGCAGTGAGGGCGCCATGAAGTACGCTCCAGCCGTAACAATCGCGCTTGTCTCTGTCCTTTGGGTGTACTGGCACGTAGTAGATTGGAACCTGCTGCCTCTCTTCGCTAGGGTATCGTGACATTGTGCGATTTCTGTAGACAGGATCCTCAACCATGTCACCCAGAGTGTGTTTAATAATCGGCGCAACGTCGTCATTGCAGACAATCCAGATCGTTTCGCAGCCCGCGTATGCACATTGGACGACCGCGTGTTCGATAGCTGTATAATTTTCAGAAATCATTGCCATGCAGTTTGGAAGTCCAAGGTTAATGTTTGCAGACATGCCAGCCACCGGAATAATACCAGCAAGATGATACGAAACTGTATTTCCTTTGCCTGTCTGAATCATGATGTTAATAAAACTTTGGGGATATACGGGTTGGCGGGTCGTGGAACGCCATAATGCTTGGAATTCTGTAGACATTCTCTTAAAAGGATGTGCGGCTCGACACGATTATAAATTATAGCTGGGTGGACCGCGTAAGTGTGCATTGCTACGCGGCGCCTCTGCCTCTTGTTGAACTCAATCTTTAGGGCATAGTGTTTCGGCTTTCCGTTTGGACCGGTCCCATTGCGCGCACCACGGATGCCGACGCCCTTCATTCTCTCTATAATTCTAAAGCGGGCGTACGTCGGAGAATGCTCAAAGTCGTCAAGCTGACTTTCGTGCAGAAAAGATTCTGAACACAAGTCCTTCTTGTCTGGGTGGTGTCCATCTAGCCTCTGTGAAGGGTAAAAATATATATTTTGTACAAAGTCTTCGGACGGGTCCATAAGCTTACTTTCGCCATGTTTCATGCCAGAGCGAACATCAAACCAGTCTACGACACAGTAATCCTCACACAGCGAAACAATCGGGGGCATGCCTTCAATCTTGTCATCATCAAACATCCAAGCTGTTCCAAAGTTGCCCCTGACAATTCGAGATCTGTTGTTTGTGCTGACTACCAGAGCGCCGTCATCTATACGAATGCTTGCCGCGTTGTCGGCAAACGGAAGCTGCCCGCCCATCGACAGCAGCATGTAGAGGCGATTCCACAAGTCTATCTTATACCTTATGACACCCTTGCCCATTCCGTATGCCGATAGGTCAGTCGGAGGCAGCTTCTCATGATTCCACGGTGCAGACGAAGGGTACCCAACCACTGGCATGCCACTATAAAAAGCATAGATCAGGGCGCTAAGGCTATAGCCCACTATAACTCCGTCCCATTGGTACCTGTGTTCTTTCATTAGGCGAGCGAGGCTAGCACATAATTCTCCAGAATCAAAAGATACTTTGAGCCATCGACATCTAGGTTCTTGACCATGTGCCTTTCGACCGCGATCACGTCGCCAGCAAGATAGTTGTCTTTACAATCTTCTGCTAACGCGACTACACGATAACACTCGTATTCCTTAGCAGGAGGTTTATAATCATCAGGTAGCACGAAGCCTTTGTCGTCATCGGCGATGGTGTTGAGTTCTTCAACTTGAATGTGTCGGTTCTTTGGTGTTAATAGCACCGGTCCTCCTAGATTGTGCAGGTGTCGTTGGTGCAGAACTTAGATCCAGCACCTTCGGTTTCGGTTTCGATACGCTCAATGGGCGTGATTTTGCTTGACATTTTCTCGTACTCTTCTTTCGTGATTGCTTCATATGGAGCCTGCTTATATCCTGTTTCTTTATATGCTAAAAACGACACTGCTTTAAGTCGAGTTTCGTACATTTCTAGAGCACCCTTGAGTGACGAGGCTTCGTGAGGCTGAAAGGTTACTGTTACTGACACAGAGTTATCAGCCCAAAAGTGCTGATACTGTGCCGCAATCTCTAACTGCTCCCACATCGACACGTCCTTCTTGCTCTTCTCAAAGTACGGCTCTTGCACTGGAAACTCCACAACCGTAGTGTTGGGAGAGTATGCATCTGGTTCCATATTATACCCTGCTTTTCTCAAATGATCAAGTAAATCTGATGTGTTTGAGAAACGAATCCTGCGAAGATAGTATTCGGACTCGGGAAAATGGATGCCGGGGGTGGAACCATTGAGCAGTGAGACTGTGCCGCTGGGCTTGATACTGGTCATGCGCACGGAGCGGGGGATACAAAGCCAGTTTGAATACTCCTCGTCCAAGTCCTGCACACGATCATAAGCCTTATCGCACCAGTCATAAACCTCACGGCGACCGTGCTTGGCAAACGCCTGAACCACGCCAGACTGCGAGAGCCCAATACGTCGGTTCTTGAGCATAATTGCGTTCGTTTCTGGCCAATGTGTGTTCACCAGCGTAACCGTCTTGCCGTACAAGTATGCGATCTTTAGTGTCTTAAGATAGTCTTCGTAGTTCTCATGTTTGGCTGGGTACGTTTCAACCAGACAGCACAACTCAGCGTCTTCAAGCTGCTGCTCCACACAAGGGTTGAAGCCCATAACATGACGGTCATCATCGCGTGGCTCATCTTTAAAGCGACCACGGGTACGGGCGTTGTTCAGCCAAATGTACCCCGGCTCTCCATTCTGCTGAGACTGTTCTGCGTGCCATGTATAATCCATGCCCACCATCGCCTCAAACGAGTTATTCGATCCCCACCGGTGAGAGTAAAGTTTGTCTTGATCATTCTTCATCGACAAATACTCTTTGTCATCATGGGCGCCAAGGGCGAGAGCAGCAGACCTACGAACATTGCCTGCGACAACACACTTGCCAATAAGATTCTCTGTATCCACAATGTCAACAGAAGTTACAGACTCGCCGATGCGAGTATCGTAAAGTTCCTTAAGGTTATTATGTAACAGCATCAGCGGCTCATGCCCAGCAGAGGTACCACCGAAACCCTTGATGGCGGCACCAAGAGGTCGAATAGCACTGTAGTCAAAGTGAGGCACGTCATTACCAAAGTAATAGCCGTCGAGGAGGATGCGCACTGAACGTACCCAGCCCTCACGACTGTCATCAATAACATAAACATCGTCAACAAAATTGGGCTGACTAATTGTAGCGGTGCCGGCACCCTTGGTGTCAAACCCAACGCCGATGCCGACCATCAATGCATCCATGATCCACGCAAACAGATAGCCACCTTTGGTGCTAATGTCTTTGGTGGAGCGGAACGCGCAGTTAAACAAGCCTGCGCCAGTGCGCTCCTGCACAAACTTGGTGCCCATCATCCACAGCCCACGACCGGGTGGCGACCACTTAAGAGTGAAGAGCCTATCATACGCATCCTTAGCGGTGCGCTGAGCCTTTGCATCATTCCACTCAAGCCCCAAGCGGGCAACGTGTTGTTTTTGAATGTCAAACATTCCCTCAATAACTCGGCGGCATGTCTGATGCCACTCTTCGGTACCGGGAGTGCCCGGTGAGGATTCTTCTAGTCGTCGCGAATACGTTCTCTTAAACGTCACATATCCCAACGGACCCCACGGCACTTGTCGATCTCTATAGTTATCAATAAAAGATTCTGACAGTCGAAATCGACGGACTGACGGATCTCTCTCGGTTTGTTCGTACATTATGTTTGCTTACTCCTATTAGCCTTAAAGTTTTTGTATTTTTCTTTTAAATTCTCTGCTTGTTTCTTTGCAGAGTTTTCCATGATTTCACCGGGAGTCTCGCCAGTGGGCTGAAGAATCTTGATCTTTACAGACCCCGGATCCATAAATATCGGATATATGAGTCCATCGGGTCCGTTTCTATTCTTGGCGACGAATACTCGTCCAGTATTGTTGTTTTTGTCGTCAATGGTTCTGGAGACAGAGAAAATAAAGTCTGCCACAAAGCACTTATTGAACGCTTCGCTGATCGACTCCATTGTAATAACTTCTGCATTTAATCCTGACCTATTGGTTTGCGATGCTGTCCACACTGGACACTTGTTTTCTTGTGCAATCGCCCGCAACTCTTCATAGATGGATTCAAGTTCATTTCTTTTCTCTTTTTGATAAGTAACAGGTCGCAAAAGATCCCCATAATCGACAATGATCATATCCGGCGTGATATCTCGCTTCCGCAACTTCTCCAAGTGAGTTGTTAGTGTGCGGGTGCTTGCAGATTTGGTCGGATACTCCTTAATAATTAGTCTGCCTTCTATATCCTGCACCGTCTCATATACTAATTCTTTCAATTGAAAAAGATCGCCCAAAGGTACGCCCGTCAAGCACGAATCATAGCGATTCCCAATAGCTGATTCAGCCAACTCCAAAGTGTAGTGAATAACTGTCTTGCCTTCCTTGACCGCCTGTGACCCTAAGTGTGTGAGAACCATAGACTTTCCAGCACCTGTGGGTGCGATGACCACTCCAAGTTCGCCGGCTCCAAGCCCGCCCTTCGTGAGAGAATCAATCTCATGCCAGCCAGTTGTGACCGCATTTCTTGTTTTAAGCTGGAACCTTGCTTCAAAATCTTTCACGTAATCATGACCAAAATTATTATCGCTCCCAAGCTTGAGAGCGTCATTGATCACCGCGCTAATCTCATCGAACGAAGAAGTCTGCAACAGCTTGACAGACTCCATCATCGCTTCCTTGAGTTTCTGCTTCCTGCAGAAGTCAAGCGATATCTCTTTAATATATTTCCGACCCTCGACCTCAGAATTACAAATGCGCGCAAAATAGCTGCGCACCTGTTGCTTGTCGGTGTCTGTCTCTCCCTCCAACTCGGAGCGGAGGAGCGTCATCATGATCTTGGTGGAAGGGTGTACGTTATACTTGTCGCGATACGCAAACACTTGCTTCACAAACGTGCGAAGATATGATAGCTCTAAAAAATTAGTATCCAACACCTCATGAATCTGATCCGCAAACGGACGATCTTCAAGAATAAGTTGACACAATCCCTCTTGGAAGTTCTTTCCAAATTTACTGAAACTGGGTTGTTCTGACATTTTTTCCTCTAGGTGCAGATTATACCGCGTTCGCTACTTGTTGTCAACCACAATTCGCCTCATTGTTTGAAACAACGACGACCAGTCTCCTGCGCCAAAGCCGTCTTCAATCATCATACCCTGAACCGCTGTTTTGTTGAGGAGCATTTCTGCCTCTTCAATCGCAAACCTTACCTGCCTCTTGCCCTGTGGCGAGAGCGACGGAGCATATAGCTGCATCAGCTTATAGTTCTGTGCTATCACATCTTCGTTTTCAAGAATCGAAGTATAAACTTTCAGCTTCGACTCGGATAGTTGTGAACGGCAATGTTCCATAAGGTTATTAATCGTGCAGAACTCTTCGTCTGCAAAAAATTCAAAACGCTTCTTAATTGTGCCCAAGCCAACGCCGGTAACACCCGGCAAGTTGTCTGACTTGTCTCCCGCAATAGCGCGGGCGAGCGCCATGTTATTCGGGTGGATACTGTACTCGTCCACCAGCCGCTTAGTGTTCATGATCTGCTTCTGAATCGGTCGGAACACTACAGTGTTATTGTCGCACAACTGGAAGAAGTCTTTGTCGCTGGAAACGATTACCTTCTGCCAATCTGCAAAGTGGGGAAGCTTAGAAACGTAGGCGATCACGTCGTCTGCCTCCACTGCTGGAAGCATGGTCTGAGAGATTGGCAACTCGTTTAGGTACTCAATCAGGCGGGTCTGCTGCCACACCTTATTTTCCATTTCTTCATTCTCGGAGAGGTTTCGCACATCACGGTTCAGGCGGATAGGCTTGCGCCCTTCTTTGTAGCCCTTGTTAACAGACTTGCGCTTCTGCGAGCCGCCGGCACCATCCCACGCAATCACGATATGATCTGGCTTGGTTTCGCGGACCAGTTTCTGTAGGATCTTTAGAAAACCCTTGACCCCTCCGATTGGTTGACCATTAGTCGATAGACTAGGATCAACAATATATGCGCGGAAATACATGTTCAGCGCATCAATAATCAAAACTCTTTTCACAGCTTGTGTGCTCCTATAAAGAATGGTAGGACTGGCGGGACTCGAACCCGCATGACCTAGGGTCGAGAGATTTTAAGTCTCTTGTGTCTACCAATTCCACCACAGTCCCATTGAATAAAAGAAGCCTTCGGGGAGATGTAGCCTCCCCGAAGGCGCAGTTTTGTCACCTATCGGCGACGTTGGTTATGTGCTCGGGCACGGCGTGGCGGAGTACGCTGCCAGTGACCGGGAACCCAGACAGTGCGGCGATGACGGCGGACCCAGTGACCGGGAACCCAGTTCGCATTTGCATGCGGACGGGCAACGGGTCGATTAGGACCGAAATCACGCCCATGAACAGGGTGTGACCAGTGAGCACGATAGACGCGGGTGGCGGGAACCCACACCCATGAAACAGACACAGCAGGCGTACCTACGGTGACAGTTGCGCGGGTGTTTGGACGATGCCGATTGTGCGCGTCTGCGGTTTGTGGGACTGCCAATGCAGCAGCCATCACGAACGTAATAAGGAATTTCATATTTATACCTCCTTCCTTTTGTTCACTATGTTAGACGTATGAGATCAGTTTTTATTCATCCTTTTCTTCATTTTCTTCATAGAAGTCTGCAGCCTCGCCGATCCGCTTATCGAACTTCATGATGACTTCATCATCCATGATCTCCATAACGGTCTTGCGAAACTCTGGATCTTGTAGACGCTCGGTCCACTTGGAAGCTTGAAACTTTGTGCCGACAGGCTCGCCCTCTTTGTCAAGCAGCGAAAACCATGCGCCAGAACGGGCGAGTCGTGACGAGCCGTGAATAGCATCAAACCAACTCTCCTCATCTTGGACACCGATGGCGTCACCCCAGAGGATCTTAAAGTTGCACTGGCGACCTTGGGTACCGAAGCGGGACTTCTCCAGCTTGACCTTGACCTCGGAGCCAATGCGGAAACCCTTGTCATCTGTGATGAAGCTTGCCTTAGCCTTGCGACCGGTCAGCCAGATGCGTAGCGAGTACGCATAGATCATAGCCTTGCCGCCGGGAGTCATGTACGGAGTCGTCATAGCCTCAGACGGAGAGCGCGTGATGTTGGTCTTAAGCTGGTTAAGAACAAGGAACGTGCATTGCGAGTTGGCGATAGGCACAGTCAGCTTGGACATACCCTTCGCCAGAATACGAGCCTTCACTGCCATAGACGACAGCGGGTTGAAGTCTCCCTCAACATCTGAGACAGATGGAGTGAGAGCAAGTGAGTCCCACACGAACAGCATGCGGTTGTCATTCGATCCCAACAGTTCTTCGATAGTCTCTAGAACAAACTCAACTGAGGTTGCCTGCACATACAAAAGGTTATTAAGATCGCAGCCTGCACGCTCAAGGAATGTTGGGTCAATAGCAGACTCGCTATCAAAATAGATAACGTCGATGCCCATCTTCTGGGCGTTGGCGGCTACCTGTGCTGCCATGTAGCTCTTGCCGGTGGCTTCAAGACCAGCGATCTCGACCACCTTGCCGACAGGGATGCCAGCCAGCCGCCCACGGCAAGTAATAGAGTCAAGCCAGCGGGAGCCGGTGGGGATCCAGTCCTTCACCTCCGTTGGGTTCTCTTCGTTAAGATCGTGCGCTACGTTCTGACCAGCCTTCTTGTTGATCAGATCGCGCATTTGTGTGATGGAAAGCTTGCCAGCCCCATTGGATTTCTTAGTTCGTGCCATTCTCAATTTATTCTCCTGAGTTATGGTTATATATTATCATATGTATTCTGGAATGTCCAGAGGTTTTTTATTTAAATCCACTGGTGGACTTTTCTGCCACCAGCGGGATAGATTGTGGCACGCAAATGCTTAATACCAAAGTTATTGCGTGCGGTGGCATATCTGGTCACTAGAGCCGGCTTATATGATTCGTCAAAATCAATAGCTGAATCCAAGCGAGCCATCATATGGTGAGCCGACAAAGTATATGCTACTTCGGGTTCGTTGTCATCTTTGGTGGCTTCTGCCCCTTCTGTTTCAAGCGTGAAAAGCCCTTGAGCCACCAAGTCACAGTTGTTAGGGGCGCCCGGTCCCGTGGGGCTATAGTCTTGCCCAAAAATGCTCATGTATTGCAAGGCTCTATCAGAAATAATTCTGCCGATACTAAGCCCCGGTGGGTACAGTTTTCTGCCGTCTGGTGCGATCTGTAGGTGTGGCTCCAAGTCAGCAATAAAACTTTTTACCTCGGGGTGGTTATAAATCTTCTCGCCAGCCTTGATACTCAGTCCTGACCACTGACCGAAACTTTTGGCACTGCTGCCGTCTTTGTGGGAAATATAAACTGGTGGCTTTCCATCTTTCCTGATAAGCTGAAAATCGCTTTTGGGATCTACGCCTCCGACCTTTACCGTATCTTCTATACCTATAATGTCATCATATCTTGCAACCTCTTTCCCCGACGAGTTCAGAACCTTAATAATGATCGCATCAGTGTTGGCTGCAGCAAGCGCCTTGCTTATGAGATCGGATAGCTGACCTCTTGCGGCAATCTCTTTCTTAACGTAGAAGTCTGTCCCTTTGCCGCCAAACTCAGCAGTCTTCAGCAGTTTGCCAATCGGCAGAGTGCGACCATCGGTCGTACGAAGAGCGAAATTGCGACCCAACATCTGCCTTGCGACGGCTGCTGAAATCTCTCCCGAAGAGAGCATCTTCTTTAGTGCAGCAATAATCTCTTCGTCTCTTTCAAAAGTCACCTGCGAGCCATCAACTGCGTCGAAAGGCTCTCCGTTTTCCAACTTTTCAATAAAGCGAGCCATACGCTGTTGAGATTTCGCCAACTGGGAGAAGCTTAAAGTTGCCTCTGTGACAATCTCTTCTTTAAGGTAGTCGCGCCAGCCTTCCATGATTGGTTGCATTATCATTACCCTATAATTAGTATCTCGGACGAGGATCCCATCGTTTTTTTACCGACGCATTTGCCATCGACCCACTCGACATTCTTCATGCCGTATGCCCACTCAGCAGTGACGATCTTGCGGTTAGAATATAGATCGCGTACCTCTGGACAATCATTGTATGACATGACCCAATCGGATCTGTCGGAAAGCAAGTTATAAAGCGCCATATGGTCAAAACCCGTGTGGAGCCCCCCTGCTTGCCCGTAGAGCATCGCTGCGTCTTCAGGCAGCATGTAGGGCGGGTCAAGGTACAGGAAGGCTCTAGGGTGCCATGGGAGGCTCGTCTGGAAGTCTGCGTAGTCTACCCTGAAATTCTCGGCGTTAAACTTACGCAATCGGTCGATGGATGACTGAGTGAATCGAGCGTATGATGCTCGCTTGGACCAGCCACCAGAAAAGGTAGCCCCTGAGAAGCTAGACCTATTGATCGCGTAAAACTTTGCAGCCTTATCGTACGAGAACATGAACGATGGATCTCGTAGCTGTTCCCGAAAGTTAATAAAATCTTCTTTGGAGCATCCCTCTACAAGTTTAGTAATGCCCTTCTCTTCAATCTCATACTCCGTGCGCAAGGCAGCGACCTCATCAGCCAGCCTGTCATTGTCGCCACAGAGCGCTTGCCAGAACCACACAAGGGGCACCAACTTGTCATATCCAATGACTTCGGTGCCCCTTGATGCTACTGCTAACTCCACCGAACCGCCACCAAAAAACGGTGAGCATAGACGCGAAATATCCTCCGGTATGTATGGGAGGATATGCTTAACTGCCCGTGACTTACCGCCGGGGTAGCGCAATGGAGTCTTCATAGTTTACGAGTTTTTGGTGTTTTGAATATCAACGCGAAGGTCTTGGGCTGCATTCTTTACTTCCTGCATAACCTTACGAACTCGCGTACCAGCGGCATTATTACCTTTCTCATAAAACTTATCATAATCGCCTCTTGCTTCTTCAAGCAAAGCGATCAATTCTTCAAGCTTATTCATACTGTTTCCTCCTATAGAAAAGTGGGAGCAGGGGGTGGATTTGAACCACCGACCTCCGGGTTATGAGCCCGACGAGCTACCAAACTGCTCTACCCTGAACATAAAGTGTGAGGCACCTGATAACCCTGTGCCTCCCTGTGGGCGGGCGTTATGCCCCCATCAACTCGTCAAAGGCGGCGTCAACCGGATCTGTCGTAGCGGTCGTCGCGGTATACTTCTCAGTTTCAGAAGAAGAAGTTTCAGCACTTTGATCCCCTGACAAGTACTCATCGAGCATAGCGGACACATCAGATGTAGTCTTACGCTCAAAGAGTCCGTCGAAGTCAGGAATGTTGTCTAGAAGTTCTGCACACCGCTCGTCACCTCCAACTGCTTCATCACATAGTGGCGAAGAGCGACGACGAGGGGTCAGCTTCGTTTGGGGGAAAGAAGCGCCCGAAGGCTTACCATAGGTAAGAACCAAATCGGTGCCACTTTGAGGATCGGTGATATCACCGTACTCAGGGTTAAGAACCAGCCCAAGCAAGGACTCGTAAGCCATCTTGCCATAGCCCCAAGCGCGAACGCCTGATTCTTCCTCGCCTCGGACGAGAACAGGGCTGAAGAAACGCTGACGGGCGAACAGCCCCTTAGCCATCTTCTTAGCCTCGTTGTCATCGTTTGCTACACCCTCCTTCCAGAGTTGTGATGCAAACTCGCAAACGGGACATTCATCGCCGAAGTTGCGCTTAGGACAAAGGAAGCCACGGTTCTGTCCCACGTTATAGTGGAAGTGGAACTCGCGGAAGGGGTCGCCATCTTCGGTGGGCACAATACGAATTGCTTGCTCACCGTCGTTGGGACGCCAGAACTTGTTGTCGCCGGAATCTTTATTTTGGAGAGCATCCAGCTTGGCTCTCATTTTTGACAGGTCAATTGCCATGTTTTTTTACCTCTTGTTGTTAAAGTCAAAGTGACGAATTTCTCACTTTGCTGTATATAATATAACCTATTCTGAAGCTAAAGTCAAGGATTATTTTGAACTTTCTTCAAAGGGGTTATCAACCTCGATTTCGGTCACGTTACCTTCCACTGTTTTCCAATTAAACATGCGGAATGCATTTGTGTCCAAGTCCCAAACAAGTTCCAAGCCCTCAGACAAGGTGGACTTTCGACCAGTACCCTTAATCTGAGAAGCGATAAACTTCTCGGGAATATCTGTAATACGGACAAAGCGCATTGTTCGCGCATCTCCGTTCTTCTTCGTGAATGTACCATTATAGGCTTTCATCAACATCAGACCTCCTGTTCTTGTATCTCTGATGAATTGGCTATTAGATAGCCATAGTTGTTGTCATAGTCAGTAGAGTGAATCCGTACCGAAACGATAGTTTCATCACTTACCATGTTCGCGCTACGTTCGCGCAAAGTCGTGAAAAGATCTCCGTCTGTTTCCAGTTGTTCTTTATTGATAGCATAAATATAACATCTTTCGTTGATGGTGTCAAGAGGGAAAAACAACTTTTCTTCATTTTTTTCAATATCGACCAATCCGAACGTTGAAACGCGGGCTGTTGCCAGCGAGGTTGACGGAGTGTTATAGACCGTCTTGGTATTCAGGAAAACGTTAGTCATGTGAACCGTCCCGGCGATCAATTCATTCAGACGTTTATAGTACCCGATCACTGGAACGTTTTCAAGTATTCTTTCTATCTCTTTGTTATCGATCATGTAAAGCCTCTCAAACACTCCACTTCTTGCATACTGCTGCAACACATTTCTTACCACACGTTCGTGAAGACGGGATTCGTTGTTGAGCAAGTTGCGATCAGGCTTAATATAGAGGATGCTCACCTTGCACTTCTGCAGCTTCTCCAGAATGCGCAGCGATACGCCGGATACTCGACCTGCGCCGCAAACAACGAACAGCACCTCCGAGTCCTTGGTCAGACCCCTAAAGAATGAACGAAAGTTCAAAGGGATCGTTTCGTATTCTTCAACGTTGCCAACTTCTGGCAATAAAAAATTTCCTTTTTCCTTCGGCAGTTCCACGTCAAGTTTATAAATCTTATACTGTGGAAACTGGGCGAATTCATCTGCGATGTTACAGCCCGCAGCGCCTAAGCCAATGATGTTCACATGTCACCTCAACTATATAAAAAGTTTTTCCAGTTCTTAACGATGGACTCATTAGTAACGTCTCTTGGCGGCTCTTCGGTTCTGTCGTCGGTGGTCTGGACGTGCTCGCCCACCACCTGATTGAACACAATCTGCACTCTTGCTGCCAACTCGTCTTCGTCATCGTTATGTTCAATCGTGACTTTCATAGCTTCAATCTGCTCTTCGCTGCTATTGTCATTGACCGCAAGCACTATGTAGAGCCTAATTATGGGGGAACCAGAGGTCGTGCGAAGCTCTGACACCTTTGTAATCATATTTGGATAATGCCTGTCATCACCCGGTGTGCCCTCTTCTGCCCATGCATGCTCCACCAATGCCTTGCGTAAGGGAACGCTAAACTCTCTGCTCATTAGAATCGTCTTAACGTCTTCGGGCGACATGTTATCGGGGTAGTCTGGGTATGCCCATACCGTAGCCTCGACACCGTAGTATTCCATGTGGTCTGCTTCTTCGGCTGTAATATCCCACTCGTATGCGGTAAACTCGCCATTGTCTACTTCAGCGCCAAAGTTGTTGAGAGCGCCGCCTTCCATGTATCCGTCGCGCTTTGCCATGCGAGACAACTCGCCCTTGACAGCATCATACATGTCGTCAACCTCGTTAACCCTAAAGCAAACATTCTCAAACGAATCGGCGTTGTAGGTATAGCCCTCGCCACCGGTGATATAGTCCTGTTCCAGTTGTATATCCAGCGCAATCGTATCATTAGAGAAGCGGTAAAGGCGAGTGCCCCACGAAGAATCATCCATAAATCCCCATTCAAAATCGCGCAACTCATCAGCCCAATGTTCGACAACCCGGCGGCTGTCAGGAAGCTGGTTCCAATCGTCAGCGTCCCATTTAACAGTCATCTTGGCATCTACTTCTACATAATAGCCTTCGCCGCCGTCGTATGTGACCTCTCCATCAATCACACATGCTTGGTATCGATTAGTCCAGTCCATAGCAAGGTCATTGACTCTTTCTTGCTCTGCTGCCATGGTTGACTCAAGGAAATCCATTTCTGGCAGCGAGTTTTCTGTCGCTGTGTTTTGTCCGACTCTTTCAAGACTGATTCCTGTCAGGTCGTGGATGAGTCCCTTGATATTATTATCCTCGTAAGATCCGCCAAACTTAATCCACGCGGCATCTTCCGGCGCAGATGCAATAGTTTGTGCCTGACTCTCTTTAGCCCACTCTGCAACCCTTTTTTGAAAACCGGGGATCTTAGAGCCATACACGCGCTTTTCAGGAATGGCGACTTCAGTGCCGTCATCAAAACCCTGCATGCCGGTGGGATCGGGTGGGTACCATCGCACTTGACGCAGACGGACGCGGGAAAGCGGAACAAAACTCATGGTAAGTCCAATGTGACTGCCGCGAATATCGTCGGCAAAAATCTCTTCGCCGGTATTAATCGCATCTTCGGCAATTTCAAGGTTATCTGTTTCTGTGGCATTCAGCAGTTCTTCTGTCCTGACCACATATGCGACTGCGCCGTGACCGTGAGCCTCTGCGACTGCGCATTTGAAATATCCTTCTGAATGTTGTTCGCGGGACGGTGGCGAATGACATGATGTGATTCGCTGGAAATCAGACATGCGGAGAATGTCTACAGGATCGCGTGTAATTATAATACTGTATCTGTCGCTGTACAGCTTGTCCATGTTCTTCTTAATATATTCGGCATTGTCCTTCCAGAAGTTTGCCATCTTCTGAGCGTCAGCCATCAGCTCTTCATGTCCCGAATGCCATAGACCGGGATTGGGAATATACAGCGACATCTGCTTATGCAGCCGCTCCCACGATTCCATCTGCTCTGCGTTGAGAGCATCTGCAGCCTCATTGCCAGTGACGTTGCCGGGGTGACGGAGAGTGCGATCTGCCTTTTTCTGGATAATGGCAAGTAGCTCATTCTGCCTATGTGCAACATCTGCAATTTTCCCAAAGAGTTTACCGATTTTCATCTGAATCTTCTTCTTTCTCTTCTCAGGGCGGGCGCCAGTGATTGCAGCCATGATATCGTCTGTGGCAGACTTCGTTGACACCTCTCTTTCAGCGTAAACCATGCCCTTTTCCCAATCTACCGTAAATCCTTGGTCTTGGAGTGTTTTCGCAAACTTGCCCAAATCGCTTGTGTCGTCAAATGCTTGGAAATCGATGATAAGGCGCGTTTTACCTTCAAATAGGTCGTTGAACGCCATATCCTCCGGTTCCATCGAATCGATAGCATCTTGGATATATGAATGCTCGTCTTCGTCGAGTTCTCGGAGCAATTTGCTCTCTGTGTACATTCTTGGCTTTTTAGCCGGTTTTCTGGCTTCAGTCAAAAAACTGCGCCAGCCGTATTCGTCGTAATTCATGAATTAGCCTCTGTGCTATAAATAGTTAGCTAAACCGCAAATCTGAAAATTATGGCGGTGAAAAAAATTTGTAATATCGACCTTTTGGGGTGCATTTAGTTTCACAGGTTTAATGCCTTCATTGTACCAAAGTCTCGTCCCGCTTGGACGTTAACTTTGAAGTGGCCAAGTTCGTTCTGGCCAAAAAGGTTAATAAGTTCTGGTATCAATCCTCGGTCTTCATTAGAGAGGTCGATGACGACTGAATCATGTAAGGTGAATGCAACTCTTGACTTAAGATCTCTGAGACGTTCGCTGATTTGGATGAGCCTCCTAAGCACAACGTCCACGCAACTACTTTGAATAATGTAACTGAGAGAATGATGATGGTCGCTAGGAATGGTCCGTCCGAATCGTGTGTGGACATGTGTGCCGGTCCAATGCTCGCCAACAATTCTCTCTCTTCCGTACGTCTCTTCCAATAGTTTTCCCACAGTCTCATCACTATTACCTAGTGAGCCAGTCATGTTTTTGCCACCGTACAGCCAGCCGAAGATTCTACGCTTCGCTTCTTGACGGTCCATGGAGCCGAAGATGTTGTCCATATTCCACTGGTGTATGTCATCCTGTGGCTGGTCCTGCCCAGCTAGTGCCATGGCAACTCGCAACTCTGCAGCGTTGTAGTCCAACTCCAGAAACCAGTCATTATTGGGCTTCAATATAGAACGATACTGCTTGTCCAGCGTAAGGACCGGAAATGTGCCGGGCATGTTAGTCAGACGACCGGTCTTCGTACCCCACACGTTATACTTGCAGTACGGAGAATACTTCTGAATCTTTTTTAGAAACTTTCGTGTATCCGTCCTATGGTAGATATCCCTTATGCCGTCCATGGATATGTTTAGCTTCTGATATCGAATGTCGTCCAGCGCCTCTACCAGTTGTCTAGTAAAGTCGTAGTTTGTGGGGCGCTCGTAGGTGTCGAAGACGTGCTGGGTAATGCTGTTGCGGACCTCGCAATAGTCGAGCAGAAACCGCTCTGGCACCAAGTCAAAGAAGCAGTTCTCGGTCAAGGGAACCTTGGCTATCTGGAAGGAGCGATGGTAAGCCCGAAGCTTATCCCTCACAGTCGCCCACTGTGTGCGCAGATGCGGAGGGCACACCTCCTCCAATGACTTGCCGCCGCAATACAGCTTGGCAAACTCAACAGGCGTGTCTCGCAGAAACGTGCTGTAGTCCCACGTATGCGACAAGGATTCGGGCACCTCATCATATAATAGCTTACCATCGAGATACACACCTACGCAATCTCGCTTGTCATCCAATGTCTGAAACAGCATTCGCCGCCCTAAGTTACTTGATTGTTAGCATGAACATGCCCTTGCCGGCAAGTTCTCTTTCTCGATCTTCGTATATGTTATATGCCTTTGAACTGTGTTCTACCGTTCTAGGCATAGGGTTGCCGCCGGGGGTTGGCAGTCGTCTTGTCTTCTCATTAATATAATCCATTGCAGCCTTGCCGTCAAGAGATTTCTGCAACTCTCTCAAGATTTTTACATATTTGTCAAATCGTTTCTGGCTCCAACCGATGCCTGCCTCGCGTGCGCGCACGAATAAATAAAACTGTGCGGGGAATGCTGAGCCAAATGTGTTCACCCACACATCCCATGCTGCCTTCTTGTGGGGCTCACGCTGGTACACGCCTTCTTCTTGCTTTCCTGATGCACGATAGATTGACTTGCCAGCTAGCACAGAATACGGATCCTTCAAGTTCTGAACACTGGGGTTTGCGTTAGCATCGTACTCAGCCTTTTCGCGATAGTATTCAATGGTCACTGTCTGGTTTGCTGGACCCTTTTCGTTCATTCTATACGTTGTGATACGCTCAACAGGGAAAGCAGTGGCAAGGTCGTTCCACCAAGATAAAATATAACTCATGAGCATCTGCAAATCCGTTTGATCAGCCCTATAGTAGCATGTCCTAAACATAATGTCAAGGTTTTTTGTTTGCGCAGCCGTAGCAGCCCTATCGTATGCCTCTGCAAGAAGCAAAGCTTTCTCCGTGCCTATGTCTTTATACTCTTTAACCTTCGCACGCAGCGTCGGGATCTTCTTGTGTACGCCAAACGGATCTCTGCCTTCCACAGCATAGTCACGTATGAAATCTCGCATCGGCGTGGAGTTTACATCAGCCACAATGCGCCATGGTATATTAAAGTCCACACTGAACCCGTACTGCCTAAGTTTTGCCACCCAAATCTCAAAGTTTGGATCGGCTAGCCACATTCGTTTCTTCTCGATATCATCGTTGACATCATCATCGGTCAAGTCAAGTTGAAATCCGCTAATAGCGCGAGGGCATTTCCGACTTAGAATAAAAGCGCTGCGTGTCAAAAAATCTCCCGGTGCATAAGCATCTATAAAGTACAATAGAGACTGAACGAACTGCTTGAAGTTGTGAATCTTGCTGCGGCGGTGTTCTATGGCTAGCCACTTCTGGAACTTGTCGAATATCCCCACCATGTGTTCGTGATACAGGGGGTGCATGCTGACCCACCCTTTCTTGACCGGTATGTGACCGTATTGATCGGGTCGGAACATGCCGGCATCGCGGATCAGTGCTTTATTGCTGTTTCCGCCTCCGGTATTCCGAACCCAAAAAGAAGCCCAGTCTTTTTCAAAGTGCCGCCACGCCTGTGCCACGAAGCTTGGAGCCAGCACCTTGTCGTCAGCCGGTGTGACGGGCATAAGAAAAGCCTCGGATAAGTACATTGGAATCTGGTTCAAATCCACCTTGCCGTACATCTGCTTGTCGTACCAAAAGTCAAACAAGCCCAGAGACGAAACAAACTCGCCCTCCAGCTTCGTCTGTCCCGGTGGTGCCGGCAAGACCAAAAATCTAGGAGCATTTAACTCCCAATCCATGCGGTTGTCAAACGTTGCCTTCGTAAAATCATCTGCAGTTGCACCAGTCCACGTAGCCTCGCGATGCATCATAGGGATATGCACAAAAGAGTCCACATTCGGGCGGCGGCGGGAACGGAAAGCTATTCTTTGCTTCCCTCGACGGCGACGATCATCCGTGGGCTCCAAGGCGCCGGGAGGATCGATCATAAATTCAACGGCATCAGTGTTGGCGCGCAACTTTTCAATGTGCGACCGTTTCCACCTCTGCCCTTCTTCAAATTCGTCAGCCATATCTTACTCCTATCCCCACGAGAACCAATCAGCAATTTCGTTAGCGCTTTCCTTGCCGCCGCAAGCAGAATCCTCGTTGTCTATGTCTACGCCCTCGGAGCCTCTACGGAAATCGTCGTCGCCGACGAGAGCATCCCACGCATCACCCCATGTAACGTCACCCCACGGGTTATCATCAACGGTAGAACTGGCGGCAGCAATAGCATCACAGTCCACAGCCTCGCCCTCAACGCAAGGCTCAGACGTGGATGCGGCAAAAATACAGTCCAAGCTTGTGTCGTATTGACCGCCGCGACGAATCTTCGAGCGAACCTTAATAACATTATAGTAACCACCCAGACCAAGCAGGTTTGCATCGCTGTTGCAAATAGATGGATGACCCAGCCCCGGCGGGGGATGCAGGAACACCGTCATGCCGGGAATATAAATATTGTTACCTATCATAGTCACATCTGCATTGTACATTTCGCGAATCTGAGACATTGCGCCCGACTCATCCTGACGTGCCTCCTTCATGCCCTGAACATCGTTCTTTTTAAAATCTATCTTCTTTATCAGACCTCGATCCTCACCAATTCTGTAGTGATAAATGCCGCGTGCTTCATCCTCTCGCTGATTGCCGTTTCCAACCGCAGCCGTGTTCATATACAGGAATATATACGTGAAACCCGACAAGTCTTCGCCAGCAATCGCCCCCTGAGATGCGATGTAGCTTGCCATCCGTGAGATGCCGGGTCGTTCCCCTTGAATCTCACCAATAATGTCGCGCATTCCGCCGCCGGGTGAAGCTACCGTGAACATTGCCGTGGAGATAACGACCTCTTGGCGCGGAGCAGTAGGGAAGCAGCCGGCATTAATCGCCGGTGCAACCAACTTTCCAACAACATCTTTGAGAAACTGACGCACGGGATAAGACCCTCGCTCTGGGTCCACAACGTTGTCATTCCAGAACTTCATGAACATGGTATAAGAGATTGGAACATCACAAAGGTTCATCGTAACAACCTTTGGCGGATCGGCTTTGTCCTTGGTCCATGCGTGTCTGGGGTCTATGTATTGAAGCGGACCAGTAATAAATTTCATGCCCTTAACCGGATTGTCGGGATCCAACTGTGCATCGGGAGCAAAAGACTTGCATGCTAGTTCCATAATGTCTCCGAAGTAGACAAAATAAATATCGTCATCCGAAACATCAGATGAATCTGCCGATTCTGCCTCCTTCTGCGGGTTGCTGAACCAGCCATCGTCACCAACTGTAATCGTAGCTACGCCGCCGGTGCTATCAGAGGTCAACGGGACACGCTCGTTCATTGTGTTCTTCTCCCACTCTTTCAAGAACCCGTTATCCAAATCCAAGTGACGAATCTTTCCAGACAGATTTTTTGTAAAGTTTTCATATGCTTGTGAGCGGTTCTTGGAGGTTAATGTTTTACATGTCTCTTGTAGATCTGCCATCTCACTCACCATTTCCGAACGCCTCTCATCGAGTTCTGTATCTTCGCCGCCGGCACAACCTTGAGCGGCTTCGTTGTGCTCCATAGCCTCTTCCAACTCTGCAATCTCTGCATCAACGTCCTCCACGGTGCGACTGTCTCCTCCCATCCCAAGAAAGCCCCCACTCACTATCGCGTTTTGAGACGAACCGTATGGAAAGATCACATCTGCCATTCCCGTCTCTAGGGCTGTCTCCGTGGAGCCAACATATTCTACATCGACTTCAATCGAGCCGTCTTCTTTAATTTTAATTTCGTGAGTAAGCAAGTTTAGGTACATGATCAACTGAGTCGATCTAAGTTCGCGGACCAACTCTTCGTCTTCCATGCCGG